GGTCATCACATAGATTTTGAAAGATGCGTATGGCACTTCACGAGGATTTATTTCTTCAATTCTACCTTCAACGTAGCAGTCGTTGCGACCAAGCATCGGTTTGAAGTCATAAGCACGGATTACATCACCAACTGTAGCAATATTTGCGTTTTTCATATTCATTTCCTTTTCAATCATCATAAGATAATTATACGTCCAAACCGAATTAATGTCAAGCGAATAACCCTACACGCTGTAGGGTCTTTTTGAACGTGTTCAGGGCTGGCTGCAGGTCGTTGATCAGCTGGGTTTCGTAAGCATGAGCATCTTTTTTGCCACGCACTACTGTGATCACCTGCGTATCCCAGTTTTCGTAGGTACGGATGGCTTCTGACAGTGCCCAGTCTTTGTCTTGACGATGAGCACGATATTGATGCTGTTGCCAGCGAGTCGCAAGGGTTTTAAGTTGGGCACGTCCACGCATCACTGTTACACCAATGTAGCTGTCGCCTGTGTCAAGACAGGTCAGCTGGTATATCAGGTGGTTACGATCAGTTCGTTTTTTCCTATTCATACAGTCTATTATAGGGGAAAACCGAATTATTGTCAAGCAATAACCCTACAAGTTGTAGGGGTTTAAGTTAGTGGTCACTAACTTAAAGATTTAATTCAGTTAGAGATACATTCTTTCCGATATTACCTTTTACGAATATATTGAACGCAAGACTGACACGTGGTGTCTCATGTTCTTTTTTATCTACGTAATGTATAACACTAGATGGAAATAAAATTATTTTACCTGGATTAACTTTAAACCATGACATCTCTGCATTAAACATGTTGCTGTCTTCAGGATTATCTGGTTGAATCTTTATCTGCTCATAAGCTGTTTTCTCAAAACAAATCCTGTCATCTTCGCCATGAATATACAACACACCAGAAATATAACTGTTGGAGTGTGTATGTTTATGATGAAATTGATCTTTCATTGTCCAATTTAACCAACTCTGAGTAATGTATGGTTGTGCGTTTTTATTCTTAATTAGTTTAGTAAACCAATAATTAACAACCTCCATTAAATCAGTTCTTAAATTCAGTAACTCTGGTTCATCAAGAACATAATTGTTATGTGAGGTTGCATTACCTTCATTCTTAATGGTTTTCTTCCCCATCTCATTGAAGAAATCTATTTCCTCATCTGTAAATTCCCTACCCAAAGCACTATGCAATGTTGGTATTGGAAATATAGGTTCAACTGTTGGTTGTATGATTGGCATTATTATTTCTCTCTTTAAAGTATTTGTACATCCTCACATAGTATGCGAATCTAATTGGTTCATGAATTGGGTTGGGGAGTTTATCTCCCCATTCCTTTAGCATCTCATCATATGCTTGAAGCACCTCATCATCTGTCATATGATTCCAAAACTTTTAGCAACTTAACATCTTCATTCGGAGCAAGATAAACTGTTGCGCTGATTCTGCGTTCAAATGTTATTGGGTCTAGTGGTCTTGACACAATATCCACCAATCTACGATCAATTATATTATCAACAATTGCCGTAACAAGTTCTTGACGATATTTGCGCTTATCATCTTCAGTCAAATCCACAAAATTCTCTTTAGGAATTGTTATATACGCTTCTACCTTTTTTCCACCAATGGCATAGGATTTATAATCAAGTTTAATATTGTTCATACGATCACCGAAAAGTCATTTTGTTTCTGGAATTTAATCACACTGCGGAATTTATCAAACAGCTGATCGCCCTTGTGACTAATAACAAACACATTAGTATTCTCACCAAACGCATCCATCAAAGTCAGAAAATAGTCTGTACCTGCAACATCCAGACTGCTATCGAAAATCTCATCAAGAATAAGAAGATTGGTATTAACACTGTTCTTCATCTTAGCAATCTGACGCCAAGTAAAAAGAATAGCCAAGTCAATGCGCATCTTTTCACCCTCAGAGAAACTTGCATATGTGAATGCATCTCTGTGACGAGATTTGATTATCTCATTGAATACCTCGTCTAACTCGAAGTGTACAAAGAACTCCATAGATTGCAAATATTTGTTAATCAACTTGTTCATAGTCGGCAAATATTCACGAATGATTTTAGTTTTAATACCAGTGTCACGTAAAAGATTTGATGCTACTTCTTGATAGTATCTATCTGTTGATAGTGTATTTTTTCTATCAAGTAAGGTGATTGCTTCTTGAGCCATCTCTTTCAGTTTGACCTTTTCCTCAGTAACATTACTTTTATCTTCTTGAGTTTCGGTAATCTCTCGCATCAACTGTTGATTCATAGTGTTCAAAAACGTAATTGACTGATTAGCAGTTGAAACTTCGATATTCTTATCAGATATTAAATTTTGTACTGTATTGATCTGTTCTAATCTTTCCTCTAGTTTCCCTAGTGCTGCTGTAATATCCTCAATATGCTTCATATTTTCTTCATAATCACGTTGTATTTCCTCAATAATTCTCGTTTTATGCTCATGTGGGATGCCTTGATCACATTGAGGACAAACCTCATTACCATTAAAGAATTCAACTGTTTCTGTTAGATCTGCAATCTTATTGGTTTTCTTATTGGCAATTGTTTTCGCCTTCTCAATTTGGGATAGGATTTCTGTCCTGTCTGCGATGCTTTGTTTAAGACTATTAATGTCTTGAGTGAGAACCTCAATAGTTTCATTCGTGGCTTTGATAGATACATCATTATTGTCAATCTTTGCCTGTAAAGAAGATACAACCTCTTTTCTGTTGTCGAGCAATATTTTAATCGTCTTTTGCTGATTATCAACCCTCTCACGTGCCAATGTGAGTTTAGATTCAGTAGCTGCGATTTCATCCTTTGTCTCCTGCATTTTCTGTTTCAGAATAGTATTCATTGTGCTGAATACACGGATATCTAGAATATCCTCAATAACCTCACGTCTTGTTGCTGATGGTAATTGCATAAAAGGAACGAATGATGCGCTACCAAGGATAACAACTTGAGTAAATGTTTTGTAATTTAACTTTAGAATTTGTTGCTCAAGAACCTTTTGATAATCTTTTGCTGCAGCATCCTGATTCATTAACACATTATCTTGATAAATCTCGAACACATTTGGTTTTATACCACGAACAATTCTGTATTCTGTTTTTCCAATATCAAATTCAATCTCAACAACACAATTCTTTTGGTTGATGCTGTTAATTAATTGCGGTTTGTTGATGTTTCTAAATGGTTTCCCAAAAAGAGAAAAGCACAATGCATCTAGAATTGTGCTTTTGCCATCACCATTTTTACCAACAATAAGAGTTGTTGTACTTCTGTTTAGAATTACTTTGTTCTCTGCATTACCTGTTGATAAGAAATTTTTCCAAGAAATCGTTTTAAATGTAATCATAGATTAGTGTGAGGGATTGTTTAAGTCAAAAGTGTCAAGATCAAATAATGAAATAACCTTTACCTCTTTTGGTAAATATATGTCAGAATATAGTCGATGATCATGAACACCCTTGTTTGATTTATTAACAATTACTACTGCTAAATTTGCAGATGGTAGTTTCAACGCATTGCTGGCAATATTATGAGCATGAGCAAGAGATGTTGAAGAGTTACACAAATCATCAACAAGTACATAAGGTATTTTGTTATACGCCATACCTTCATGCCAATTCATTAATCCGTATCCTTTTCGTTCTTTTCTAACAACGAAAGAACCAAGTCTTATGCCATGTGTTTTTGCTACAAGTGGCATCGCTGCAGCAATTGGTGTTCCAGCAGTTTCAGCACCACAGATTTGAAAGTTGTAGTCACCAAGTTCTTGATGAATTCTATACAACATCATCTCGCTTACATATTGTAAAAAATCTGCATTGAACAAACCATTCCTAAGATAAAACATCCAGGTATATTTTGTTCCTGGAAGTTTTCCTGGCATATTACCTTTAATTATACAATGTTTTTGTATAAAATGTCTCACAACTTCTTCACATTGTTTGTATTGCTCTTCGGTTATCATACACTCTCCTGATTCACTGCCTCAGTATATAATACTCTCATCAATGTTTTTACTCTATCTTTATCTGCTTCAGTTTCAATTGAATCGATATAGTTACTTAATACTGACATTGTATCTTCAAGGTTTATGTTTTCGTCAATTTCACCCTCATCAAGCGAAGACATATCCTCAATAATTTTAATCTCATGACATCCTTTTTTGTAGAGTTTATTCGTAAACTCATCATACTTTGCGATGTCAGTTTTGTTCACAACAACCAACTTAACGAATTTGTCTGTTAAGTCCAGGGAATCAACATCTCTAGTTTGGGTTTCGGCTCTATCATCGTACTCGATTCTTTCATACATAGTATATGGATTTGGGATGAAGTCAAGTTTTCTCGTGTCAACATCAAACAAGTGAAATCCTCTGGGATCATTATAATCCTGCCATGTGAGTTCGTATGGGTTTCCCAAATAAAATATATGACCATCATCTGAGCGATGATGATAATGCCCACTGAACACCATATCAAATTTCTCGAATGTCTTTTTATCCAGTCCTTCATGAGATTCCATTCCTCTATACATTGCGAAACCAGCAACCTCTAAGTGCCCCATACATATTGTGGCACTTGTGTTTTGAATTTCTGTTAATGATTGTGTGTAATTATCTGCACATATCCATGGTAGCATCAATATATCAGCACTAGTATTACCATAATCTAAATGTATCGTCTGAGGTGTGTCAATGACATTGATGTTGTCGTATTCTCTTAGAAGCAAATCTGGAGAATTTACATCATTAGTGTTTTTGTAGTAGGTGTCGTGGTTGCCAGCAAGCATGTGAACTTGAATGTTTCTTTGCGCTAGTTTATCAAAGAACATTTCTTTGGTTCTTTGTAGGGCATAGAAGTTTACATACTTGCGTCTATCAAAGGTATCACCAAGAACAAGTACGGTATCAATGCCAGCAGAATCAATAGTAGGAAAGAAAGTATTTTCATAAAATTTCTCAAAAAAATCTAAGAACAATATGCTGTCATTACGAGCACCAAAATGTTGGTCGGTTATAATTGCTACTCTCATGAAAGGTCTAAGTCTGCTGCTGGGTATCCAACTGGCAGTGGATTTGTCTCTGCATAATATTTCGTTTCAAGAACACGATCTCCTAATTTTCTAGAAAACTCAAATGCTGCCTCAGAAGTCTTAAACCATTTAAACATCACAGCATCATAAGAGTTTGTATGATCTGCGTAATACACTACTTTATACATTACCTTCCTCCATAAAATCATCAAGAGAAGATGTTTTGTTCTTCTTCTTTTTTGGTTTCTTTGGTACATTATACTCGCTATCATTATTATTACGCAAATAATCTAACATCTGACTTGTATATTCACTATCTTCGTCATGTTCCTGCAGTTCGAACGCTTCTAGTGGCATTTCAAGCATCATTTTATTTTTTACAATAGATTGTTTTTTCTCTTTTTGTATTTTTCGAATAAATGCGTAATAAATTATTTGAGTAAAATATGCGAACGGATTACTTGATTTTGTTGGATCAAAATTACTTATGTACTGTAAACAATTTTCTACACCATCCAGAATCATGTCCTCACGATATGTGTAGTTAATGAAGTTGTGCTTGTATGATAGATGTGTTGCAATCTTCAAAAGGCAGTCGCCAATATATTCGGGTACTCGGGGTTTTGGTTTGCCAGCAGCTGCTGCTTCATCACATTCTGCTCGCCACTTCTTAATTGCTTCAAGAAAGTCAGCGTTGCTTACGTAATGTGGCTTTGGTTTTGGTTGAACTTCAATCATACTCGCTCCTTACATGTTATATACATTATACCTTTAATTAACAAAAAAGTCAAATATATTTAATGAATTACCTTTGACTCGAAATTTTGTAATTCTTCTAATTCGTCATTATCGTTCTCAATGTGCTCTAACAAATCAGCACCAAAGTCTTTCGGTTTTATCAGGTGATTAAGATTGTACGCAAGAAGTCTTTCCTCTTCCTCATGACGATTTAACATGTCAACATAATATGGAACAGCTTCTTGGTTCATCGATTTGACAAACATTAGATTTCTTTTTTGAAACACGAATTCTTTATCATCAGTAAATGGACAGAAGGATGTAGTTGTATGCACTTCCCTCATTAACGTATCAGTCATTTGTATAGTTTGTTTAGATAAAATCATTGGAAATAATACAGTGATGTATTCGTTAGTTTCTTCTTTGACTATTCCTAAGAAACTTTCTCCTGTGTTCAGTCTAATAACTTTAAATTCTGTCATAGATCCAATTCTACAATTTTTACTTTAAATTGTTCTTCCGAATACAACTTCACTCTTTCTAGGAAGTGATTTAGTGTATGGTTTTTCCAAGACTTATATGTCAAATCATCAGCAATATCAAACAAATTACAAGCATCTTTACCTTCTTTTAATCGTAAGCCACGACCAATTGATTGTAAATTTCTAATCCTAGATTTACTTGGACTAGCAAATATAATATTCTCGATAGATGGTATATTGATTCCAGTAGAGAAAGTACCATAGGATGCTAGAATAATCATGTTATCTTTTTTCTCAGCATTCAATCGAATAAACTCTCTGTCATCAACACTAACATCACCATGAACAATAGCAATTTCTTTTCCTTCTATTTCACCAAACAGTTCATGTAAAACTTTACCATGTTTCTCGACATACTGAAACAATATCAATGTATTTCCTGTAGTGGAGCTGGCAAGATTTTTAATGAAACGATTACGTTTCTGGTTTGAGACTAAAAAGTCCATCTCCTCTTGGTATAAATTATTCTTGCGTACCTTACAGGTTTGCTCATCGTGCTTCAAC